ATTTAGTCAAAGGTCGCTTGATAGCGATACCTTCTAAAACTGCACCTGCTCTAGCCCTTGAGGATAAGCAAATTATTTGTCGTGAGATTGTAGAAAGTGAAGTCAGAGAAACTCTTGAAGAAATCGCCCGGATTATTGCCGACGACAAATTCATCGAAGGCACGGAAGGCTCGGAAACAGCAGGCGAAGCGTTACCTTCCGCCACCGAAGTTAAGTCTGTCCGAGTGGGCCGACCGAAGAAGGGTTCTATCAAGTGAAGCATCTGCATCCCCGGGAAAGTGGCGAACATCACAAACGCCATATCTCAAGGGTGTCATGGATAGCATTACAGATCCACAGATTGAAAAGGTTGTTTTCTGTTCTGCGGCTCAAATTGGAAAAACAGAGGGGTGCGTTCTCAATGTCATCGGATACTTTTGTGATCAAGACCCAAGTCCGATTTTAATCGTTCTACCAACCGAAAATATGGCTCAGGCCCTCAGTCGTGATCGAGTTTCAACCATGATCCGGGACACACCCGTTTTGCGGAATAAGTTCAGTGATCCACGAAGTCGTGATTCTGATAACACGAAACTGCATAAAAAATTCATTGGCGGCCATTTGACCCTCACAGGAAGCAACTCAAGTGCTTCATTGAGTGCAAGATCAATAAGAATAGTTTTGATGGATGAAGTAGATAGATTTGCTTCATCAATAGCCGGGGAAGGCTCACCGATCATGCTTGCTGAGAGAAGGGCTGTCAGCTTTTTCAATCGGAAAATCATCATGACCTCGACACCAACGGTAAGGGGTGAAAGTGCGATTGAAGCCGCCTACGAAAATTCTGATCAACGGAAATATTACGTCCCATGCCCTCACTGTGATGAATACACGACTCTGGAATGGAAAAATGTGGTTTGGGACGAGGGACATCCTGAAGGGGCTAGGTACAAATGTGGGTTATGTGAAAATGATTGGACTGAACAACAAAGAATCAAAGCAATTCAACAAGGGGAATGGCGTGCTACCGCAGAGCATTTGAATACTGCAGGATTTCACCTAAACGGGATCTACAGCCCATTTGTCACACCTGCTCAAGCCGCAGTGGATTTCGTCAGGGCGAAGAACCATCCAGAAATGTTGAGATCGTTCATAAATTTGTATCTTGCGGAAGGGTACTCTGAAGACTCAGAACAACTGGCAACCGATGACATCATGCAAAGGCGTGAGCTTTATGATCACCCTTGCCCTGAAGGTGTTTTGGCCATTTCGAGTTCAACGGATGTTCAAAAGGACAGGCTGGAATGTATGATTGTCGGTCATGGGAAATTAGACGAAACATGGGTGCTTGATCACAAAATCATCTATGGATCACCCACCCAGGATATTGTCTGGAATGAACTTCAGAAAATACTTCAAACACCTTGGACTTTACCTAATGGCAAAGATCTTCCAATCGCCGCAAGTTTTATTGATTCAGGTTACCTGACACCTGAAGTTTATAAGTTCTGCCGCAGGATGCAGGGCTTCAGGGTTCATGCAACGAAAGGTGTCGGTGGAATTCGCCCACCCGTTGGCAGGCCTTCCAAAAGTAATTCCCAACGACTGCAGGTTTTTCCAATTGGGGTGAACGGGTTGAAAGAGTCCCTATTTACACGCCTGAAGGTCCAAGAAAAGGGGCCGAGCTACGTTCATATCCCTGATCACATGGATGACGAGTGGTGCCAACAACTTGTCAGTGAAAAAGCAGTCAAAAAATACACAAAAGGCATTTCCCGGATTGAGTGGGTTAAAACTCGATCACGGAACGAAGCACTTGATTTGATGGTATTGAATTTGGCTGCTTTTGTATTTTTAAACGTGAACACCGAGTGGGTAGCACAACGGCTTGAAGATGTTCGGAAGACTAAATCTGACCGTCCTAAACGGCGGCGAAACTGGGTGAGCAAGTGGTGAGTTATTTATTCGATTTCTCAAATTCAGCTTTCAACCTTTCTTCCGAGATCTCTTCTGAAAAATCGTCATTTAATTTTTGTACAGAACCTTTGATGGCATTTGGTGGGGGTACTGAAGGTGAATCAAATTCCTCTGGGAGGTCATGCTTTTCGGCTGTTTTTGGAACCTCTGAATCAAATTCCTCTGGGAGGTCATGCTTTTCGACTGTTTTTGGAACCTCTGACTTAAACCCGAGGATAACCCATCTCATTAAAAGCCAAATTGCTGAATAAGAAATCCAAAATATGAGGAAGTATCCAAAAATTTTTGAAGCATCAGGCAATCTTTCTAAGGGAGAAAGTCTCTCCCGTGCAAAAGGTGGATCGGTTTTTATCCAACTATCAAGGCACTCATCGTTTTGAATATGTTTTTGGGTGCAAGGGACTTTTGTATATCTGTCGCTATTTACATAACTGAAAGGAATTGCGCCTAAAAAGTAAAGGACGCTCAAAGCAATGTATAACCGTTTGAAACCTCTATCCCAACTCATTGATGGCAAACCTTTTTGATGCTGACAATTTTTCTAAAGTAGAGCCGGAAGTCCTGACAATCGGTGACCGCTGGCTGTGGAAACGCACTGACCTAGGAACGGACTACCCGCCATCGTCTTATGCACTTACTTATAAGGCAAGACAGCAAGGTTCTGGTTCCGTTTCTTTTGACATCACAGCTTCTGAATCAGGTGATGACTACCTAGTTGAAATAGCATCTGCCACCACTGCGAATTATAACGCAGGAAAATACAGTTGGGCTCTATATGTCACACGATCATCAGACTCACAAAGAATCCAGATTGATTCAGGTGAGTGGGAAGTAAAAACCAATCTTGTAACAAGTACAGCAGATCCAAGGACTCATGCAGAAAAGATGGTGGATCATCTTGAAAGCACCTTGGAATCGTTAGCTCAAAAACTGACTACAAGTTACTCAGTCAGTGACCGTTCCAACACCCTGCAGTCAATGTCAGATGTCAGAGATCAACTGGATTTTTACAAGGGGAAAGTTCGATCTGAAACCAATAAAGCCAGAGCAAAATCTGGCCAAAGGACAGATATGAACCTACTACTGAGGTTTCCTGCTTAATGTGGCCTTTTTCAAAGAAATCTGAACCTAAAAAACCTAGGTTTGCCAGATCCTACACGGGGGCAAAGGCAAGCCGACTGCTGGCCGACTTTTTGAGTCCGTCTTCCTCTGCGGATAAGGAAATCAGGCCAGCACTTCGAACACTTAGGGATCGTTCCCGTCAACTGGCGAGAAACGAACCTTATGCGAACAGGGCTTTGCAGATATTCAGAACTAACGTGATTGGGGATCAGGGGTTGTACTTTCAATCTAAGGCCAGAAATCTTCCATCAGGGAATGAAACGGTAGGCAGTCTAGATACCGTTGGAAACGAAATCCTTGAATCAAATTTCAAGAAATGGTGTCGGCCCGGAAACTGTGAAGTAACAGGGAAGCACTCATGGATTGATGTCCAAAACCTAGTCGTTGAAGGACTGATCCGGGATGGTGAAGTACTGATCAGGCACATCAGGAATGCTGACAACCCATTCGGATATTCCCTACAGCTTCTGGAACCTGATTTTCTTGACGAGGAATACAATGGAACCAATCCAGCCAATAAAAACCGAATCATCATGGGTGTCGAAATTAATGCTTTCAATCGCCCTGAGGCTTATTGGATTTTCAAAGGTCCTTCCCATCCTTTTGATGATCTGACTTACGGGAATGCAGATGCAGGCCGTATCCGTGTGCCTGCGGCAGACTTAATTCATATTTACCATCCTGAACGAAGTCAGCAGACAAGGGGGATTCCACTATTTGCCAGTGTTATGAAATCCCTGCATCAGTTAGATGGATACCTTGAAGCAGAATTGATTGCCGCAAGACTCGCCGCCGCAAAATCCCTGTTTCTGACATCACCTGATGGGCAGAGTTATGACCCTGATGACTTTGAAGATTTTGCACCCATCCTAGATGTTGAACCGGGAAGCATAACTCAACTAAAACCCGGCACTACAATTGAGCCTTGGAATCCAGATCACCCAATGACTGCATTCAAGGAATTCCACGCATCAGTACTTCGATCAATAGCGAGTGGTCTAGGGATCAGCTTTGTGAGCCTCAGTAATAATTTAGAAGGCGTTTCTTACTCTTCAATTCGGCAAGGTGCCGTTGAGGAACGGGATAACTTACGGGTCCTGCAACGATTCATGATCCAACATCTTGCTGAACCTGTTTTTCGTGAATGGTTGTCAATCAGTATCGCAAAAGGGGTGCTTCCGTTCCCTGCAAATCGTTTTGAGAAGTTCGCAGAAGGGGGACTTTTCAGGGGCCGTGGATGGGCACCTATTGATCCACAAAAAGAGATTCAGGCATGGATTCAAGGGATGCAGAACGGCATCTATTCACCTGCGGATGTGCAGGCCCATTTTGGTCGTGATCCTGAAGCAGTATTCAGTCAAATCGAGACTGATCTAAAAACAGCAGAGAGCTTTGGATTGGATATGAATTTACTTCCATTAGGTCCGAAAGCACCTGCAAGACCTGAGGTGGAAAATGATAAAAACGAGACAGCGGCATTGGATTAAGAAATCCAAAAAACTCTATAACAGAACCAAAGAACGCATCCTCAATAAGGTGAAGGGAAACAGATGTAACTTAATCAGCCTTCATCATGTGAATGGGAATACTCAGCATAATCATGGTGGCTTTCATAGAGATTAACACCTTTTTCAAAATCAACAATTTCATCATACCTATGAGTATGCCCATCAGAATGAGCAATCAATGTGGACGGCTCAATAATGTTCGTTAAAACAAATGCCCAAATGCCAATAGCGATTGATATGAAAATACAGCGATCAAATTTTTTCATGACTGATTCTATTTAATTTTTTTTTGAGTTTTACGGAAATCGTAGAATGACTTTATTGAATAACAAAACATGAGGAAAACACTTAGTGGAAAAAAAGCCCACAAGAACCATTTAAAACTTCCACAAACCCAATTTGATTCATTCACTAAACAACCAACTTCTGCTACTGCAAAGCATGCAACATAAAACAAGGCATATATGACCAAAAGCTTTATTTCTTTAAGAAACCATTTTTTCACAATGACCTCCGAAAAGATTGTTTTAGGAAGATGAAAATCAGTCAGCAGAAGTTTTGGTTGTGCAATCCACTTTTCGCCATCCAGTTATCAAACAAGATGTTTTCAGACTTTGGTCAACTGTTATTGAATATAAATTCGGACTTTTTTCAAGTGCTTCTGCTATTGAAGGTTTTGTGAACTGAGATAAAGCCAACAGCCAAATGCCCAAACCTATGAAGATGAAAACACCACGATCAAATATACTCATGACGAACTCCAAAAGGGTTTTATGGAAGATGAAATAGTGAATATCACATCCCAAATGAATTATCGAACTCTGGCTCTGAAGCCTGAGCAATACGATGACAAGGAAAACAGATTGATGCTGGCTTTTGTCAGTGAAGAACCAGTTCGCCGGGACTTTGGCTATGAGGTCATTGACCAGGAAAGGATGGATTTGAGTTTCATGGAAAGTGGCCGTGCGCCGCTTCTCTGGATGCATGATGCCGAGCAAGTCCTCGGTGTCGTTGAGAGGGTTGAAGTTGATGAAGCAGAACGGAAGTCCCGGGCTGTAGTCAGACTCGGAAAAAGTACTGACCTTCAACGCCAAACTTCTGAACAAATTTCAGACGGAATCATCAGCAATGTGAGTGTCGGTTACACGATCACACGGATGGATGAAACCGATGAAAAAATTGACGGCGTTCCCGTATTTCGAGTTCAGACTTTTCCGCAGGAAATCAGTTTGGTTTCCATTCCGGCAGATAAGTCAGTAGGAATCGGACGCAACCTAAAAAAACCCATCACACAGGATACCTCGATGGAAAACACAGTTGAACAGACCATTGCAAAATCAGTGGTCGAAGAAAACGATCCTGTAGTGGATGTCGATGCTCTCAGAAGGGCGCATGGACAGGCACTAGAGGAACGAGCAAAGACCAACAAGGAAATCATTTCCCTTGCTGTAAGACATAACAAACGCCAGTTAGCAGATGATGCTATTGGCAGGAACATGGGCCTTGAAGAGTTCAGAGGTCAACTTCTCAATGCCATTGATACGAAGCCGCTGGATTCTGCCGCAGAGCCAGTTGAAAAACCTGCTAATGAGAAGGGGCATTATTCATTTCTTAGGGCTTTAGGTGCGGCCAGCCGTGGAGATTGGAGTGAAGCAGGATTTGAAAAGGAAATGTCTCAGGAAGTCGCCATGAAACGTGGCCGCCAACCTCAGGGATTCTACATTCCTGATTTTGCATGGGGGCAACGTGAATTGACCGTTGGAACCGATGCCAGTGGTGGGTATTTCGCACCATCAGTACAGCTTTCCAGCGAGTGGATCGGTGCGCTGAGAGCTAAAATGGTGTTGCCCGGATTAGGAATGCGGATCATGTCTGGACTTCAGACTAAAATTCAGATTCCAAAACTCAGTGCAGGTGCATCAGCGGCATTCGTTGCTGAGTCAGGTGCTGTGTCAGATCAGACCCAAACCACGGCACAGATCACGATGCAGGCTCGCACACTAGGTGCCCGCACGGATGTGTCACGGCTTCTGCTTCTTGAATCAGATCCTTCAATTGAACAAATCGTCAGGGATGATTTGGTGGCCGCAGTTGCGAACAAAATTGAAGATGTGAGTATCGAAGGCGGAGGGTCAAATGAACCGACCGGGATCACGCAAACGAGCGGAATTGGCTCGGTGGCGATTGGCACAAATGGCGGCGCTCCGACTTGGGCCTCGGTGGTCCAACTGGTCAAAGAAGTCGAAATTGACAACGCCGCAATCAACGGAAATACCCTTGGATATTTAACAAATCCAAAGGTGAAATCCAAACTCGCAAGTACGGCCAAAGTATCATCTACAGATTCCGTGATGATCATGAATGAGCCCTACGATTCCTTATATGGCTACCCGGTAGCGTTCACCACAAACGTGCCCAGTAACCTGACCAAAGGATCCACCTCTGGAACCTGTTCGGCCATGATACATGGGGACTTCAGCCAATTGATTCTTGGCGTATTCGGGGGTGGGCCTGACGTATTGGTTGATCCCTACACCTCTTCGAGTTCAGGGACAGTCCGAATCGTTGTCATGAACGAGGTTGATGTAGCGGTTCGTCATGCTCAGTCCTTTGCCGCATGTCTTGACTACACCACGACATGATTAAGGTGAAAATTATTAGGGATTGTGCAATCAGTGGCACTCATGTTTCTGCAGGTGATAGCGCAGAACTTGAGGATGCGGTTGCACGGGATCTGATCAACATGGGCAAGGCTGTCAGGAAAGATTCCAACCGAGCAATTGGGGCGAAGAAGTCTGACAAAGTCCTAAAAACTCGGAATCAGTAATGGCAGTTGAAGATGATGCAATGAGACTCGATTTCCTCACGGATTTCGGGGTGACTGATGCAACCTATACGGATGTGTCTGCAGGATCGTCTTCAACAATCACAGCATTACTTCAGACCGATTACTTGATGGAAGAAGTTGGTGGTGAGGTTGGGGTTGAAACAGCAACTCCGATCATCACTGCCAGATCCTCGGATATTTCAAACATCCAGCAGGGTGACACGATAGCAATCAGTGGAACGACTTACACCATTGTGGAAGTTAGACCTGATGGGGAAGGCATGACTAAATTAAGGGCGAGAACCTAATGGCGAATCACCTTAGACGAAGAATCCGTTCTCGTGTGGCTACGACCCTGACGGGTTTATCCACCACAGGTTCAAATGTTTTTCAAAGTCGTGTTTATCCAATGGAATCTGCTGATCTTCCGGGACTTTGTATATACACCAATTCTGAAACAGTGGACATCGCATCAATCGGTACAACAAGG